CTTGTTATAATGATGTGGGTTTGTTTAATTTATTTATAAAAAATCAGATTTCTGATAGCTTTCTACCTGCCAAACTTGACCAGTCGCATCAACCATTTGATTCTCTTCTTCACCATTATTTATAAAGCCGAAAGGCGTGACTTCCTCCTCAATCATCTTAATTCTCGCATCGTACAGTTCTTTTCTAATGTTGATGTTTGTCAAATCTTTAAAGTAAGAATTTGTTGTCAACCATGAAAAAAGAACTAAAGGCATAACCAAATCATCGTGATATCCTTCGTCAGCAGAATAGCTATTCTTTCTTTCAATGAATGTTGAAATCTCTGCTATTGTATCTGCGTCACGAATTATTAACTTTTTCTCTTCAACCATAGACTTGAAGTTAGAACATCCAATACGTTTGATTTTCTTGTCTGTAATAACACCTAACTGTGTCTTACCTCCACCAAAGCCACCATTGACAATTTGTCCTTGAGGTGTTCTGCTAACAGAAATGATATTCTCATATTCATACTCACCATAAAGAATATCCGCAACTTGTTCTGAAGAATTAATTTCAATTAGAACGTATGCTTCATTGTATTCTTTACCGACTCTGTAAATTACTGACGGATACAAAAGTGGGCTGATTTGATTGTTTCTGTATTTGCCTACCATCTTGTATGGCATCTGAGATATGTCAAGAATTACAAATGCCGAATAGTCACCACCAACACCTTTAGCTGTGTCTGCAATAATACAGTATGCGTGATCTTTTTCTACTTTTTCATATATATCAAGTCCATCTTTCTGATAGATGATAGGATCAGCAGACATTTGTGCAATAGCGTCAGATGCAATAAGTGTAAGACTTGAACCCAAGAAGTTACATAGAACCTCTTGATTGAACTTCAACTCACCAAGCAATCTTCTTTGTTCGGATGCCCACTTTTCATCACGTCCAGGAATTTCCCAGTATGGAATGAATAGATTCACGAATCCATTTCTATCGTTCTCTGCATCATTCCAGAACTTCCAGAAGTGGTTGTATCCTAGTGGAGTAGAACTTAGCAGAATCTTTGTTGTTTCACCAGCAGAAATCGTAGGATAAACTGAGGTGAAAAATTGTTCTGCTACATTGTTCGGTATGATAGCGGCTTCGTCAACGTACAATAAGTTAACTGACTTACCACGAATACCTGATGCGCTTGTTGCGGCTGTGAATACGATTGACCCATTCTCTAAAGCAATGTCACCTTTGTTCCATGTAGTGACACCTTGCTGAAGCCATGTAGGAAGATTCTCATACATGATTTGATAACGATACAAAACTTCTCTAGCGGCTGTTGCTTTGTTTGCTAGAATCGCTACAGTCTTGCTTCCTTGAAACAATGTGTACCAAAGAATGTAGGCAGCCGATGTTGTTGTTTTACCTTGCTGGCGCCCTTCCATAAGAATAACTTTACGATTCTCATGAATAATCTTTACTTTGTTCTTTTGACAATCATACAGTTTAAATGGCTGAAGCCCATGATCGAGCGTGACAATTTTACAATATGTCTCAATGAAATATATCGGATCATCAGCACACTTAATGTACTCTTCAATTTCATCTTTTGTGAAGTTGAGTGGTACGCCAGATGCTTTTAAAAGAGAATTTCCTAGATAGGATTTTGTTGTCATCTCTTACCAATTAGTTTCTGTAACTCTGCTGTGCTACCAACAAACAATGCATTCGTTACATGCTGTGGTTGTTGTGTGTCATCTTTCTTACTCTTCAATTCTTTTACTTTTTTACCTAAGTCTAACAAATCTTTATTGGTGTCGGACAGCGTTTTAATCAACTGACCCACAACTTCATATGCTCTTGGAGACTCACCTTCTTTAGCTAAGAAGATAATGTTTTCCATAGCAATTTTGCCTTGTTCGATGAATGACTTTAGATTCTCTCTCGCATATTCATAGTCTGCATCAATAGAATCATCATTTGGTGCGCCAGCAATATCTTTTGGTTGCTCTACTACTACGGGCAATGCTTGCTCAACAATCTTACCTTGCACATCAAAAATATCATTCAATTTATCATCAACTGTTTTTTTCATTACGATCTATATCCATTTTCTGTTGTTATAGTTTCACTCACTCCAAACTCAGAGTTTCCGGTGAACGTTTGTGTAGATATGATAGCTTTGTTGATAGCAGAACTATCATCAATAAGATTAACATCTTCTTTGATAATGTATTTGAACTTATTAACTGGACCAAACAGATAGCCTTTGATGACAAAATCTAATTGCCACGTTTGAATTCTACGTGATTCGAAATCACCTTCATAAGAATCATCTGCCGTTATAGATTGCAATTCGATAGGTACGTCCATGTTTAAACTTAACTCAGGCAACATCTTCATGGTGACAGTGAAGTCTGGAGTGAAGAATGGTACGATTTGCTCTACGATTTGTGTGCCGTCTTCAGTATTTTTAACAAGCACATGTAAAGAGAAATTAAAGTCATACGGAACTGGTGAGTACATATAGTTAAAATCTATACCGCCAGTATTGACGCCTCTCGTTACTTTGTGACTGCTGTTGAGTTTACGGCTTGGCGCATATGTCATACCAGTAAACTCGAAACCTAGTCGTGGCAAAGTAACTGAAATCTCACGATTCAGTGTAGGGTCGCTTGTGACTCTCTGAATGAACTTTTGTTTTGGTCCATATTCGATAGGAACGTTCAGCGTTTGAATTTTAGTTCCTGTGTCGTTATATCTGTCAACTTGAATTTCGTTGAACAAATTACCAAACATGATTACGTAACGTCTTAGCGTTCCGTGGTAGAAGTCGTGTCCGAACATCATATTAGAAAGTCCTTGTCAATGAGAATGGGTTTTGTTCTGAGAAATCTAGAATATCATCATCGATAATTTTCTGTCCAAGTTCGTCATTGTCTGCTGAAACTTCTACGGCAACCACAACATTAGCTTCACTGATAATGAATGTGTCATCTTCAAGCAACATTAAGAAATTCTCTTCATCAAGTATTTTTTCATTGTTGACAGTTGACATGCTGTATTGAGTTTCGATATTATCAATGTCGGCAACTTCAGTATCAATACGTTCGCTAGAGTATTCGAATCTATCACAACGCATTTCGTATGTGTAGAGTTTACCTAGTTGAAAGAAGTTCTCGATGTTCTCTGTGAATTTGATTTCATACATGTAATTAAGCATTGGGATCCAAATTAAGTCTCCCTCTCTTGGTCTTAGAATGCTTGCATAATCATACAGTTGTTCGTCTAGTAAATGGTCGCCGTCTTCATTCTTAAAGTTATATCCATACTCTGTTATGAATGATGCCTTCAATGATTGAGTGAATCTTTTCTGTGCGACAACAAATGTGATCGATTCATCGATTTGCAAGCCAAACTTAGAAAGAAAATCTTCTTGTCCTGCAAACCCATCAAAACTCTTGATGTATAATTCTAATTCAAGCGCATCATCAAAAAGCATAGACGAATCTTCGCCGTAAATTTTATCTAAGTTTACGTGAGTTCTTGGTAAGTAATAACCATCTACACCATAAATCTTAATAGATTCTATGACTAAATCTTCAACAAGATTTTGTTCTTGTTTGACAGGTGTGTACTGATTAAAATGACGATTACGTGCCATGAGATTAGCCTAGCATGTCTGTAACAGGTAATGAGTATGAACTAATCATTTCAGCTTCGATAGCTTGAATTTCATCTGTAGCTTCATCCCAGATTTTTTGTCCATTGAATGTAATACCGCCTGGCATAGAAAGTCCTTCAAACTTTTTCAAGTTTTCGCCCCATTGTTTTTTAATGAGTGCTGTGCAATATCTTTGTAACCATCTATCGTTATACATGTCGGTGTATGTGTCTGGATCGATTTTCTGATACGCTTCAATGAGCATGTATTCCCCAAGCACAATCTTTTCACCCCAAGCAATGTCAACGTATAACTTGTTTGAATGTCTTTGGAATCTGATACCTTGTTTACCAACAAACAATTCTTCAGCTAAAGCAACGTTTTGCAATGCCATGTAGTATGGCGCAAATGGTCCTGTATTGAAAGCGAACAAATCGTTAAGTGCAATCTGATATCTCAAATTGAATAAGTTGTTTGTGGAATAACTATTACCAATAGGAAGAATATTGATGATACCAATAACAGAGTCTTCGATAGACAGGTACTTATTATCAATGTCGGTTTGTGTGACTTGTCGTGCTAGATATACTTTCTCTGTTGCGTCATAGTGATAATCGTAGTAGTATGAGAATGCCATTTCAATGCAATCTTCAACTTGTTCGTCTGCCACGTTTATCTCTAAGAGAGGCGCACCTAGTCTTCTAAGGCAGAATTGTTTTAATTCTTCTCTCGATGCTGGTTTGCTTGTACTCATTTACTTGTGCCCCTTAATGAATTTCATCTTCTATTTATCATTACCAAAATCTCGTATTTGAACTAACTAAATAAATTATGATTTAACTATGGAGAAACTTATGGACAATTTAGTAATTAGCGTAGAACTGAGTGTGACTGATGTGAACATGCTCCTAACTTTAATGGGAAAAACCTTGACAGAGACAGGATATTACCCTATAATGATAAAGATGAAGCAACAGGCACAGGCGCAAGTTGATGGCTTCAATCAAAAAGTGAAAGAAAATGAGTCGATATAATTTAAAAAATTTGATTACAACAGTTCAAATCAAACACAATCTACCCGTTGTTGGATTAGATCGTGATGGCACAATTATCAAAGACATTGGTGATTACATAACAGACCCAAATCAAGTTGTTCCCATACCGGGAAGCCTTGAGGCAATCAAGATTTTGAGAGACAAAGGACATAGACTTGTAATTCTTACAAATCAAGGCGGTATTGCAAAGGGTCTACAAACCATCCAACAGGTAGACGATGTACACAGTCACCTGATGAATATTTTCGGACAGAATGGCATTTCATCAATCGATGGACTCTACTATTCAACATCGTCAATGAAAGAAGATATCTACGCAAAACCAAATGTTGGAATGTTTAATCGTGCCAAAGACGAATTAAAAGTTGATTGGAAAAAAGGTTGGTATGTTGGAGATAAAATCAGTGACTTAAAAGCCGCAGATAAAATTGGATCAAAACCAATTCTTGTGTTGACAGGGCATGGTAAAGAGACACAAGAAAAATTGAACACTTACGCTAACCGAGAACTAAAGAAAAAAACTCTAGTATTTAATAATCTACTAGAGTTTGTTAACACGCTTTAATACTCGTAAATATTCAACATTAGATGAGTTCGCCAATTAGAACTTCTGTTATCAACACCATGCAATCTTGTATTGTCGAATTCATAGACTTTTCCGCATTCCCAATGATATTCAACATTTTCAATTATATATTTGCATTCGGGATACGTTACAATTGGAATATGAATTCTATGACACGATGAAAGAAAATTTCCCGAGTCAGTATGTATACCCACTTTTGAATTTGGCGCTAATCTTGCAAAAAAACACAAATACTCTTTAACTCTAATATCTGTATTTTCTGTTATGTGTGTTAGCGTACGGTCTATTAAAGATTTATATTTTTCATACAAACTATAATTTGCAACATGGGATCTCCAAGTTGAGTCTGTCACTTTAGAATAATCATCAAAGTATCTTAGTAAAATAGATTGTGTTTTTTCTAAATTTCCCATTGTGTTGCGAATATCATCGATATACCAATCACTTTCGGTGATTGTGTTCTTAATATCTTCGATTAAATTTAAATCAAAATCACACAATACTTTATACGGAACATTTAATTTCATAGTTATTCTTTCTTTATCTGAAACCCAAACGATATGTTAATTCTTGATCTTTCACCAACAACTGGTGTAGATGCATGATTATATAGGCCTGCCTCACATCGCCATAGCATTCTTTCTTCTATGTCAAAAATTTTATTGTCGTAGATTGGCTTACCACCAGACTCAGGAACACTTAATAGTAAATTATATCTAGTGTGAACATATCCATCATTATTTGGATCTTTATGTGGATGTATTGCACCATCAACAGTATTAAAACTCAAAAAATCACCGAATGTAGGATCCAATAAGAAATCTGTTAAATTTTCGGTGTCAATGATTCTTTGTTTAACAATTTTATATTCTTTTGGCACAGAAAACTTAGTAGCAATATGATCTACATAAAATCTGCCAGCGCCATTATTTCGTAGGTGTGCTTGTTGTTTATTGGAGAACTCTAAAAGAACATTTTGTTCTTCTAGAGTTATGAAGTCTTTATACGCCCAAGAATTGGGAATATCAATCTTCGTCATGTGACGTTGCCTTATCCAAATCTTCTAGTTTCTTTTTAATCCAATAATCATCGTCTTCACCACTATATGGATCGTTATTTCCAGAATAAATGTCTGTCACATCACCATCAACATCTCGTAAAGCAAACACACAATAATATTGAACATCATCAGTCAATGCTGTTATCGTGTGTATATAATCTTTTCGAATAATCATAAATGTCGGACCTTGAAATTCTTTAGATCGTTCTTCGTTTGTAATACTATTTTTGACATCTACTCTGACTTTACCTTTAGCAAGCATTGTCACGTGGTCAAACCGATGCACGTGGCCTCTGGCTACATCATTTGTTTTTTTCAAATTGTGTTGACGTACCCAAATATTTCCAAAATATCCTAGTTCTTTAATTTCTGATGGCATTTTTCATCCTTCGATAATCTTTTTTAAAATAATATTTTTAGATGGAACATACAAATACTGTAATTCACTATTCTTTAGTGTCTTAATAGCATCATCAAATGTTTCAACTAAAGGCTCTCCTGCAAGATTGAAACTTGTATTGAATAGAATTGGAACACCAGTCAACTTCTTAAACGCATCAATCAAGTCATAATAGTATTTATTTTGATCTCTAGTTACTGTTTGAATTCGACATGTATTGTCAACGTGTGTAATAGATGTTACTTGACCGATACGTTCTGGCAATACATCTACAGCATACATCATAAATGAAGATTCGTTCATGCCTGCCATGTCAAACCACTCATGCACATGTTCTTTTAGAATTGATCCTGCAAAAGGACGGAACCACTCACGACCTTTGACTTTGTTAACAATATCTTTGCCATTTGCTGTTCGTGGATCAAATAGAATTGATCGATTACCTAACGCTCTTGGACCAGCTTCAGCGGCACCATTGAATATGGATACGATATTTTGATCTACAATTAATTGTGCAACATCATCAGCAGTGACTGTTTCAATTGTGAATTCATCAGAATATTTCTGTTCATCAATTTCATCGTTTCTATCTATACCCAAGTACAATGTCGTTAGGGGTTGTTTTTCAATATTGATATTTTCTGCGACACAATGTTGATACCACAAGAATTTTGCCAAGCCAATTGATGTTCCGCCGTCATTTGCAACTGGGTCAACATACAAATTGATATCAGGAAAACGTTTTCTGTAATAATAGTTTGCTACACAATTTAGTCCATATCCGCCAGAGATAACAATGTTTTTTTCTCCAGTCAGATCAATAGATTTTTGAATCAAGTCACCAACAAGTCTTTGTGAGTCTTGTTGAATTTTCCATGCAATGTCTTGAACTAATTTTAAATCTTCAGGATGTTTTGCAATCTCTTTGATATCTGCACCTGATGGATTTACAGCATCGCCCATAGCTTTCAATCTGAGTTCAGGAAATGCGTTTATGTTCAATGATCCGCCAGCAGGATACTGTGGCTGAAATAAATTTCGATTTGCATCTTCACCATAAAATAACGTAGGAATAATGTCATTCTCTTCACCGTATGAAGAAAGTCCCATTAATTTTCCTGCTTCGATTGGATGAAATCCTGCGTATGCTGTGATAGACTCATAGGCTTTTGTAATATTCACATTACCATTGAATTTAATCTTCTTATCGTCTGTGTATAATTTAGGTCCATCATTAGCGCCCAGAGACTTGTAGACTAATTCTAACTCGTTTGGATATGAACATTTATAAATTGATTCTGTTTCGAAACCACCGCTCTGAAAATCAGATTGCAACCTTAAATCGATGAAAGAACCTGCGCCGTCTACAATAATTGCAGATGCTGTTTCAAAACCTGAATTATAGAATGCTCCGGCGGCGTGACCAGCATGATGATGATCCCAGTATGAAAATATTTTAACTTTAGGATTAAATCGTCTAACTGTTCCAGTAAATACGTCCTCTAACCCCCAAGTCATTTTAGGGTACATTCCTTCGCCTGTGCCGGCTAAAGCTAATGCATCAACATGATATTTACTTAAAACATAAAAAAGACTTTTCAGCGGATTAGCATCATACTTAACTCTTGTAAATCTTTCTTCTTCAATATACAGTTCAATTTTACCGTCAACAAGAAGACATATGGATCCGTTATGTCCAGGACTAATTGCTAAAACATTGTAACTCATTATTTTTTCACCTTTTCGTTAATATCTTTTTCAATAGATTCAATCAATTTATCAATTTCTTCGTCAGTCAAATCCATACGTGTGTCATTGAGTCTATCTGCAAGATGACAGTCAATCATATTAATTCTCAATGGCGAATATCGTTTTGTTCCAGGCTTTTCGAATATGTTAAAAAACTCTGGATACGAAACGTTTTCTGCAAACGTTGATCCTAAAATAACTGTTCCTGGTTTATTTAAGCCTCTAGCAAAATGTTGTCCTACACTATCACATCCGATAAAGTAATCAGACGCATTAATTAGTGATATCCAAAATCTTAAATCACCTTCAAATTTATGTGTGTAGTTGTCTTCTTCTGGACATAGACTTTTATCTCCAAAATAATGAAGATTGTATTTTTTCGATAACGTTTTTACAATCATTAGATAAGACTCGTTTGTGAGACTTCTAGAAGATTCGTCTATGGTGTAGTTTCCTACTTTTCTGGCTGTGCTTCCCCACGGCTGAATGACAACATTCAACTTTTCATGATTTTCTGGGTTTTGTTGGCACGCTTGACCAAGTGCGGTGAGTGCATTGAGTTCTTCGCCTTTATTTAAAACAAATTTTAAATCAGGTAAGTCATCGTGATTATTTGTAGCATTAATGATTTCATCAAATGCTTGAGATAGATTTTTTTTCTGAGTGTAGTAAGACGGAAGTCTATATGGTTCTGGCGAAATAACTCTAGTCGCATTCAGAAAAATATTGTCGAATATGCCTTTGTTGTCGATATTAAAAACTTTGTCTTGAAGTTCTGAAATACCCCAAAGCAAAGAATCCCAGCCATAAACACAAATTTTAAAATCTTCTTGAGGATTTTGTAATTGGTATTTTAAAAGGGCTGGGATTGCTGATACTGCTCGACCTGCTCCACCATCAATAACGAAAACTGTTCTTTCACCACTTGTCATGTTAACTCCAAAAATAAAAAATTATAATATATGTATATCTGCAATTATACAGAAATTCACTCTCAATGTCAATAGATGATTATATTATTCTTCTAAAAAGAGTTGCGCCACATCCACTCATTGACCCTAAAGCTAGATAGCATGTGCTAGGAGAACCGATACAAAATCCTGGCTTAACACATGTTGCATTAACACACGCTGTCACTGGTCCGTAATTTTGGCATTGAAAGCAACACATATAACAACAAATGCCCCATGGAATCAAACAGTTTCCCTGATAACAACATCCAAGTAGAGTTGATGAACATTGTGCATTTAATGCAAAAACTAGTTGTCCTACACCAGTTGTACCAGCAGGATTTGCACTATACTGGGCTGTGTAACCAGATATTTCTGACAATGAATATCTAGGTTTAGCACCACCACGCTTAATAACACCAATTGATATCAGTTCACGCCAAGATTCGTCTTTCATATTATGTTATTCTTCTAAAAAGAGTTGCGCCGCAGCCGCCAGTCGATCCTAAAGCTAGATAGCATGTGCTAGAAGAACCTATGCCAAATCCCGATTTAACACATGTTGCATTAGTGCATGCCGAAGACTGATTTGGCGCAAAGCAACAACAAATTCCCCATGGAATTAAACAGTTTCCCTGATAACAACATCCAAGTAGAGTTGATGAACATTGTACATTTAATGCAAAAACTAGTTGTCCTACACCATCTGATGCCGCTGGACTCGCTCGATACGATTCTTTGACGCCAGATATTTCTGACAATGAATATCTAGGTTTATTAGCCATTTTTTTTAATACTCAACAACAAAATATCCATTACCGCCCGGCGCACATGTGAAGGACGAACCTGAGCAACCGCATGGACAAATAAAACAAAAGTTTTGGTTGCTGTAACTGCACGTGCATCGTGCAACGTACTGTGGGTTTTGACCACCGCCACCACCACCACCACATCCTGCGATGCCAAAACATCTTGTTGCGACTTCACAGTTACAACTAACAGAATTTGCTCCACCAAATACGCTTGCAATGTATGTTGGACATGGATATCCAGCGGCAGTGCCTGCAATAGATGTGTCTAGTCTAGACGTAGAGACAATAAATTCTCCTGGCCAACGGGGTTTAACGAGAGGAACACTCACATCATTAATGGCAACAGCTTCACCATTAAATGCTTTACATGCAAATAAATCGGAACCTGTGGTACCAGGAAATTCGCTTTGTGTAGTGGTGCCTAAATAACTGCCAGCCGCCCCGCCTTTTCCACCCATGACAACAAAGTAACATGTGTTACAATTGTTATTGCATGTTAAAGTGTGACAGAAACAGGTCGCCATTGCTTGAGGGCAACCACAAAGCCCACAGCCACCACAGCTACCTGTGGCTGTAATTAAACATGTTACGTTGGCTGCGGTATTTGCTGTACCTGTTCCGCCACACCCGCCACATCCTCTGCCTACGCCGCTGGTGCGATAGTCGCATGGTTGATTGTAGTTACCGCAACAGAAACCTTCAAAGGTAACTCCGGCACATCCGCCAGCCGCTATAATTTGAGTTCCCATACATGTTGTGCCACCAGGATAAGCGCCAACCGTAATAGTACATGCTGTTCCTGGAGTAACATCTACTTCAGCGAGAACATAACCACCACCACCGCCGCCGTGACCACCCATGCTAGGATGACAAGGGCAACTCATAGAAGGTGAACAAGCGCATGAAGGAGCGCCGCCAGCGCCGAGGGC